TGCGTTGTCTCCTGTGCCTGTTGGATCTGAGAATGTAACAGTAGGTGCAGACTTGTAGAAAACACCACCTGTAGTGCCACCAGGGAACAGATAGGTAGCAATACCAACACTGATTGTGGTATCAATAACACTTGACCCAGCACCAGGATTGATTGGAATGTCAATTGTTGCAGTTGCTGCTGCTCCAACATGAACTGGGGTTGATATACCAACAGTGGGAGCACCAACATATCCACTACCACCTGATGTAATGCTGATTGGGTTGATACCACCAATAGTTTCAATGCCTACCACCTCAGCAGTGGCACCATCACCACCTCCTCCTGTTATTGTTATGATTGGGTTTACAGTATAACCTAAACCAGGATTTGTAAGTTGTATCTCAGTTATGGTTCCACCTTTTGTTCCATCACAACCAATATAATCATTGGTGAGAACTGCTACTGCTTTGGCATCTATTCCACCAGCTGGTGCAGAAGAAATTGCAACTGTGGGTATTGAAGAATATCCACCACCCATGTTGGTTATTCTGATACTGGAAATAGTACCAGTTCCAATACCAATAACAGATGCTGTTGCAGGTGTTGCAACACCTATTAATTGTAATTTTTGAATATATCCAATCTGTTCAATTTCATCATCAATTGTTTCTACACCAGTATCAAGAACCTCATCATCTTCATATCTGTAAAGTTGACACTTCAGAGTATAAACATAGTTTTTTTGAAGTTGATAGAATGGTTGTTCATGTTCAACATAATTTATTTCAAATAATCTATCGCCTAATGGGAAATAAATTAAATCACCTTCTTTTGGTCTAGTTGATAATTCAATATTTGGAACATCTTTGATAAGAGGGGTAATATAATTTTCATATCTTTCTCTTGACACAACTAATGTCAAATCATCTACTTCTTGAATTCCAAATTTTGATAATAATGTACCCTGACCTCCATATCCTTCATAACTATCAAGATACGCTTCTATTGGATATGCATTATCAAATTCTGACTGTATTACTTCTCTAATAACAGTATTCTTTTTTACATACCTTCTAGGAATGTAAAATATTTCAATCCCATACATTTGCAACTGTTCGTTGACTAGACTCTGTATGAGATTTTGCTCTTGTTTAGAGTTGTTTAAAAAATATGGATTGAGCATGTGATCAACCTATCAAATCCATTGGTGGTAACTCATACTTACTTAACATCTCAACCTTGATTTCATCAAGTTCTCTTTGACCATCATCAAACAGTTGTCTTCCATTAAATTCAATGCCTCCAGGTAGTTTTACACCTGTAAACTTAATAAGGTTTTGTCCCCATTGTCTTTTGATTAAAGCAGTCAAATATCTTTTTAAGAAGGGGTCATTATATACTCTTGTGTAATCATTTGGATTAAGTGCTCTATAGCATTCAAGAATAATAAATTCATCCTTTTTCAGATTATCCCAATCTACATCAAGATACATTCTATCTTGTCTAATATTAAATCTAATTCTCTTGTGAGTATTAAGGAGAAAATCCATTGTCTCCAAGTAACTCATTGACATTGAATATGAGAGCAGGTCAGTGCTTCCAAAGTAGTAAATATCATTCAAGAACAGTTGGTACTTGAAACTGAACATATTTGAACTACTTGCTGCCTGAGCATCATCATATTTAAATATTCTTTCAATACCTATAACTTGAGGTGGGACTTGAATGTAATTGCTATTTTCATAAAAAGCAAAATTTGTAGAATCTCCTCCTACTGTAGTATTTACTGTGGTTGAAGTAATACCAGTTTGAGTAGTAGCACTTGATGCTCCAGGAGGTCTTGCTTTACCTCTCTCAACATCCTTTTCAGTAATCTGATACTTTAAGAATGCCTTCTCAACACCATCATAATGTCTTTCTTGAAAATGCTGAATAGCATCATCCATCAAATCTTGGAGTTGTTCTTCAGCGACATTAATTTCTAAGACAGGGGCACCTAACTGTCTTAAACAATAATCTATAAGTTCTTGTCTTGAAGAAGGTTGTGCCATTATACACTATATCCTTTTCTATATTTAGTTAGACGGAGAGACCCCCTTCTACCACTATGTTTCCTGAAACCATTTTATAAACTGTTGATGCTGAACTCACAACATTAATATCATAATAATATCTTCCTGGTTTTAAATCCTTTGTTATAGTATCTGTAAGTGAAATATTAAATTCACCACCAGCAGCACTTGTAATACCAGCAGTAAATCCTTGAATTCCACCAGTAGATGCTCCAATAGCAACACTTTTTTTCATCTTTCCATGAATTGCATAACCAGTTAAATCAAATGCTGATTTATTCTCTTTATTTACTTTAAAAGTAGACTTAAAGTCAGCACCTTCCAATATGGTAAGATTTACACCATATGCAGTATTGGAATTTGGATTAAAGGTGATAGTATTGTTAGCCATTAGTTAGTGCTTTTAACATTGATTTGATTTCATCTAGATCACCCTTTAAATTATCAACTTTTTTTTCAAGGGAGTCAACTCTTTCCTTATCAGATAAAAGTTTCTCCCTATTTTTTATGTATGCATTAAATTCATTTTTATTTGTATTAATTAGGGCATTAGTTTTCCCATCTCTCAATAGGTTTTTATTGCCCTCAACTGGAATAAAACTCATGCTAATGCTAATACTCTAAGGTTTCTAAATTGAGGAACAACTGCTTGATTAGATGATGTTCCAATCAGTTTAAGTCTAAATGACTTGAAAGGTGGAAGATTATCCATAGTAAATTTGTATTCAGTAAAGTCATTTATTGCAGGTGTTTGAGTCAATTTATCACTTTTCTCTTTCCTGGTATCAGGAGTTCCATCTGACAGTGAAGGATCAATAATGTTTCCATAAGTATCAATATTATTAATACCTGGGAATGGTTTAAACTTAGTTTCTTTTGCACTTACATTTTGGTCAAGAGCATAGAAAATTCTCACATCACTTGTATTTGCAATGTAAGCATCAATGAATACCTTCAGAGATGTAGCAGGATTTTCAAGAGTTACATTTTTAGTAACATATAACATGCTGTTAGGATCATTTGGAATACCTGTCACTCTTGGATCAGTAGCAAAGTTTGAAATTGGACCATCAACTCTATTGGATACAAATACAACAGATGAGTGATTAAGATCAATCATAGGTGAAATTCTCTTATCATAAGTAAGTAAATCAAGGTTCAAAGTAAATGATTTGTTGCCAGGGAATTGTGAAAGATTTTCATCTTGATTGACTGATGATGCAACCATTCTTTGTGATTCAAAATAGTTCTTTTGGTTAAACTGAACATCTTGGAATCCTTGGTCAACAAATGCTACCTCATTACCTGAAACAGAAGTTTCAGAAATAGTTCTGGCAGATGCAAGAACATATGCACCTTCTGGTGTTGTTGCAGTAACATCAGGTATGATTAATGAGTAAGGGATATTGTAGGATCCCTTGGCAACACTAGTATTAGTAGAACCATCAGTAAGATAATTTGTTTGAGGAATAAATGTACCTCCAATACCTGTTCTATTTGTTCCATTTGAATTCATATCAATTTTAATGTAATAAGAGTCAATTGCTAAAGCATCCTCTTTGGTCACATCTTGAAGATTGTGAGTTGTGTTTATTCTTCTCAAAGAAACATCATTAAACTCATATTTTGTGACAAGATCATTTACTTTATAACTTGCAGCAATTCCTTCTGCTGCTCTTCCAATACCAGTCAATGTTCCAGATGTACCACTGCCTGATGTAACACCTTCATATTTGATAATTTCTTCACCAATCTGAACATATCCTGGATTAGTATTTGAAACACCTACATTTTCAAAATTTTCAAATCCATTTGTGTTTGCAATTGAAATGTTTGCAGTGCTTGATCTTGCTATATTAGTCAGGAGACTTGTAGGTGCGCTAGTTCCTTTTACATTTCTCACTTTTACTTTATTTGTACTAGAGTACATTCCATGATTTCTTTGCTTGATCTTCATATGAAGACCATCAGTAATAAGTGTTGTACTTGTAGGACAAACTGAACCACCAGCACCAGCATTAATTGAGAGTCTGGTTCCACCAGTAGAATCATATACAAGATAATCAGTAACATTAGTACTGAATTCACCTTGAACATTATTCAAAATCATTGCATTCTGTGCTGTAATAATGCCAACTGTAAGTTGACATCCAGCTCCAAGTTTACTAGTTCCAAATGGCAAAGGTTTCAGAACATCACCTAATGAATAATTACTTCCTCCAGATCTGACAGTTGCACCAATAGCAATACCATCAAGAACAGTTATATCAGCAGTTGCATCAACACCTCTTCCAGTTACTGCTGTTAAACCAACTCCTGTGAATGTAAATGAACCTGCAGATGGTGTGAATCCAATACCAGTAGTTGTAACACTAAGTTGACCTGTAGCAATGCCAGCAAACTTTTTAAGGAAACCAGATGCTCCAGTGTTTGTTTGGATAACTTTATTACCAACAATGAGAGGATTTGCAGCAGATCCTTGATTTACTGTTGTGCCAATACCAACACTAATGCTTCTAGATTC